GCTCCTGAATGTACAGTCAGTGGTTCAGCAGTGACATCTGGATCAACAGTAAAAATGGATTTTGTCTCAAATAAAATCACATACTCGACAAATCAAACTGCATTAGCAGACGCTACTAAAGATTGTGATTTTGCAGTTGTTACAGCAGACAGCACAATCTCAGATGAAGCTAAATTATTATTAAGAGCTTTATGCTTATTGCCAGATGAAGGATCAACCTCTGCAGACTACAACGGCGATCATGTGTGGATGAACAATGGGGCGAGCGAACGCTCGTTCTCTCGTGGCGGTCACTGGTACAACGGTGCTATGAACGGTGTGTTTGCCTTGAGCGGCACCCATCGCCGCTCGTACTCGGACTACAGCATCGGGCTCCGCGCTGCTTATGTGGACGAAGATCAGTAAATCTGATTGTCTGGGTGAAAAGCCTTTTTCACCCAGACTTATAAAAAATATTTAGGTGATCAGTAATGAATGAAAATGAAAAATATTATCCAGAAAATATACGCGAGCTAAGAATAAGAACGGCAATCACAAGAAGTATGATGTTTTTAGATGAGAGAACAAAACATATGAAAAAACCATATAAATTCTCATATCAGCAAAAAATGAACGATGCATATCTAGAAATGTTAACTTTGGCAATTGCAGCAAATAAAGCCCACGGATCCAAAAAGACATATCAAAGAAAAATAGATGTGCAGTTGGATATTCTAAGAGCTTTAATCGACACAGCTGTAAATCCACGCAACAGACTTATCTCACCGGGACTTCACGAGGTGTGGTCGAAAGAATTAAATGAGATCGGGTGCATGCTTGGGGCATGGATAAAATCAACTAAATAAACAAAAGGCGATGGGGACGTTTCGTGTAAAAGTCGGTGCTCGTTCTATCGTGGCGGTAACTGGAACAACGGTGCTATGAACGGTGTGTTTGCCTTGAACGGCAACAATCACCGCTCGAACTCGAACAACAACATCGGGCTCCGCGCTGCTTGCCTCTCGCATTCAAATCGGACAGTCAAGGCTGAATCGGTAATACAGAGAGATAAGGGAGACGCCTCCGGACTGACAAAAGCGCAGTCGAAGATACTCATTCTCTGCGACGGTAGCAGAGAAGACCCCGCGCAGGCTACCTGTGTAATATCAGGATGTCACACGCGGTTATTTTTTTAGAAAGGATTTTGAATATGACGGATGAAGAAACACAAGAACATCCAAAAAGAATACAACTAATTGAAAAAATCGCTTCATGGGACAACCTGCTAGAAGCATACTACAACGCATCAAGCGAGAAGTGGTACAAACTCGATTCAATGCAGTTCACTAATAGACTAGAAGAAAATATCATACAGCTACAAAACGAGCTTTTATGGGGAACGTATAAAGTCGGGAGATATCATCAGTTTTATATCTACGAGCCAAAGAAGAGACTTATTATGGCGCTTCAGTTTCGTGATCGCGTCGTGCAGTGGGCTATCCACCTTCAGGTGAATGAATACTTTGATCGTAAAATGATATATCATTCATACGGGTGCAGAGAAGAAAAAGGACCTATCAAAGCTGCAGAGACTCTGCAGAAATGGTCAGCTCTCACAACCCGAAGAAACAGAAATGCAAGATATCTAAAACTTGATATCTCAAAATACTTTTACAGAGTTTCGCATGACGTGCTTATGGATATCGTCAAAAAAACATATCCACACGATCCTGAATTCGTGAGGCTACTTGATACAATCATAAACTGCGAACATACAGCCTTCGGGCTTCCCCCGGGGCTAACGATAGACGATGTCGCGAGAGAGGATATGCTCTACGATGTGGGGATGCCAGTCGGGAATCTCACAAGTCAGCTATTCGCAAATATATGCCTCAACGAGCTTGATCAGTATGTCAAACATGAACTCAAGGTTCATTTCTATGTTCGCTATATGGATGACATGATTCTTGAATTTGATGACAAGGAGACATCGCTTGCTGATGCGCATTACTGCTTGGATAAAATCAATATGTTTTTAGAAGAAAGGCTCCGGCTCAATCTTAACAGCAAGACGACAATCGGGTATGTAAGAAATGGAATCACGTTCGTAGGATGCCGTGTTTATCCGGGATGGCGCAAGCTGACAAAACAATCATCAAGGAACGCCCAGAAAAAAATGATGAAAGTGTGCAAGCAATACGCAAGAGAAGAGATTTCTTATCTTGAGGCAAATCAGTCGATCAGTTCGTATCTTGGCCAACTTAAGCATGTAAAGGCGGACGGGTTAAAAAGGTGGATGTTTGAAAACATCGTATTACAACGTCATAGAACAAAGTCAGATTTCAATCAGAAAGTGAGGACAAAAAGAAATGGTAAAATTAATCAAATCGGTCAATTGGCGCGTCAGAGTGCGCAATCGTAGCTGGTGGCTTAAGATGATTCCGGCGACACTATTGGTGATCCAGGTTGTCGCTAATGTATTCGGATATCAGCCAGACTTTGGAGATTTAGGAAATAAGCTGGCAGCGGTTGTCAATGCGGTCTTCGGTTTGATCGCAATCATTGGTATCATAGAAGATCCAACAACAGAAGGAATTGCAGATTCTCGCCAGGCACAAACATACGAAAACCCAAAACCTAAAGGCTTATAAAGGATTGGTCGATATGAATCCAGCGACAATAACACTATTGCAATCCATTTTTAGTATTTTTTCTATCTGCATTCTGGGATACATAGCTGTGCAGAATTACAAATCAAAGAAGATCAATGACACACAGAATGATCAGAAGCTGTTCGACGATTACAGAAATGAGATAAATGCAAATTTTATCAAAGTCAATCTCAAGCACGATCAGGAATGTGCGCAGCTAACAGCTATCCAGGTAGCAATCGCAAATGTCCAGGAACAGATCACAAAGATAAACGAGAGACTCGCGCTGGTCGAAAAAGAGCAGAAGGTGCAGTGGCAGCGCCACGACGAAAACGCTCACGCCATCGAAAAACTAGACAAGGAAGTAGACAAGCTAAAAGAGCGAGTCATCAAGTTAGAAACAGGAGGAGGTAAATAGTATGTCAAACAATGCGTTAAGCTATTTTAACGGCGGAAAAAAATCCGCTTACTGTCCAGATATTGAAAGTTATGCTAAAGCACATGGGCGATTCATTGACAAGAAACACGGAAAAAAAGGTGACGTAGCTTTGATGGATTTTGGTAAAGACAGAGCTTCTCACACAGGAATCGTCGAAGCCAAAAATGATGATGGAACATACACAATCATCGAAGGCAATACATCCACTTCAAGCAATGACAATGGCGGAAAGGTCATGAAAAGAGTAAGATCTACAAAGCATATCCGTGGTTTCTACCGTCCAAAATATGACGAATTGGTTACTGCTGACATGATCGTCGCAAAAGCCAAGTCACAAATTGGCACAAAAGAAAGTCCTGCTGGTTCAAACAAAGTAAAATATAATACTTGGTACTACGGCAAAGAAGTCAGCGGTTCAGCATATCCTTGGTGTATGGCTTTTGTGTCATGGGTGTTCGCTCATACAGAGGTAAAAGCTAAAGCAGCGTCACACAATACCGCTACCGCAAAAGCTACAAGTTCAAGCGCTTCAAAAAAGAATGCTGGCACTTCCAAGACTAAAGTTGCTACTCCAAAGCTTAAATATTCAAAGACTGTAGAAGAATACCAGAAAGCCTACAACATATCCTACAGTCCAAAAATCAAGCTTGAGGAAGATGGAAAAGCAGGAGAAAAGACCAAAGCTACATTTGAAAAGATTGATTTGTATAAAGGCATTAAGCATAAGGCAACCATCGTAAAATTCGTTCAGAGAAAAGTTGGTGCAGATGATGATGGAGATTTTGGTGGAGATACCGAAAAGAAAGTCAAGAAGTATCAGGAGAAGTATGGCATCCCTAACACTGGAAGAGTAAAGAAAAAGACCATCAAGAAGATGGTATTGGGATGATCAAATAAAAATAGGCGATAAACAAAAAACAGGAGTGGTGATTCTCCTGTTTTTCTTCATCTTTTAGTCCTCTTAGTCAATTATTGAATCCTGCAGTTCAAGAACCTTGAACGCATCCTCAAGCGTGACATCGACATGTCGCCTGTTCCTAAAATCGCACTCAAGAACGTCAAAGTCCATGAAAGCAGGAACGCCCTGCATGTCTTCGATATATAATCTGATAGTGTAATCAGACTTTATTCCATTCTCTTCCGCAATATCCTTTAAATCCTCCAAAATTTCATCAGAAGCGAAAGAAATGTTTAAGGGGATATTATAGTCATCTATATATCCCTTTTTCTTTAAATACTCAAACGCTGCCTTAACAGCCATATAATCTCCATCCTTAAATGTTGATT